GTTGACCAACAACTATAGTGCATTAACTGCAAGCTCTGTTAGAGAAATGTCTCAAGCATTTGAAAACTCTCATCAGTCATCTTCCACAGCTAAAGAGGCAATTCAAGCCATTGGTGCTACTGGATTGTATACAGGCCAAGAGTTAAAAGCTTTATTACCTGTAATTTTGAAAATATCTGAATTATCTGGTAAGACTTCAACAGAAGTTGTAAGTGATTTTAATAGGATGGGTGATGGGGTTTACAAGTTTGCTGTTGAACAGAATAAACACATGCACTTTGCCTCAGATGCACAGTTGCAGTATATTAAAAACCTTGAAGAAACTCAAGGAGCTGCGGCTGCAACAGTACAAGCCTTAAAGGATATGGATGATGGTTTAGATAATGATGGGAATCATATTAACACTATCACTGGTCAATTTCAAGAGTGGCTCAATGTTTTAAACAAAGCTCCTGAATATCTCCAGAACGCCATCGCAGGTATTAAAACTATTGCAGAACTACAAGAAGATGTAACAGAAAAGACTAAAGCTTTACTCAGTGCTCAACATGCTAAAAGTCTTGGTTTTTATGTAGACCCTAAATTAATTGAGCAAGCTAAAGAAGAAGCTGATCAAGCCAATAAAGCTTTAGCTGCCGAGATTGCAAAGAGGGAAGAAGTTGAAAAGAAATCTGCTTATAATAAACTGCAAAGTCAAGCTACAGCAGCTAGAGATAGACAAGATGCATTAATAAAATCTCAAGCTTCAGAGGAATCTTTACGAGTATATGCACGAGATAAGGAACTAGCCCGAGAAGAAGAAGGTAATAAGATACGTATTGCTGCTTCTAATGGTACAGCCGCAGCTTTAGAACAAATTGAAGAAGCTCATCAAAAGACGTTATTAGCAATAAAAAATAAGTATAAGCCTAAAAAAGAAGCTTCAACCAAACATGCTGAAACTGATATCTATCGTGCAGAGCTGAAAGAAATCCAAGCAACAATAGAAGAAGCTAAAGACAAATATGCTGATACAATTTCTAAGTTGAATACACAATTCAAAACTCAAGAAATCAGTAAATTTGCTTTAATTACAGGTACAGCAGCCGCAGAAACTGAACTGCATAAAGTTACAATAACACAGATTGAAGCTGAAATTGCAGCAGCTAAGAAGCGTAAGGAAAATCTTTCAGACGTACAAACCTACACAAATGCTTTAGCTAAAGAACAACGTGCTAAAGCTAATGAAGCTTCTAAACAAGCTGCACAACAAGCTATTGACGATCATAATGTTCAAAAGGAAATTACTAAGTTTCAAGTTGAAGAATTGAATGCTCGTGGTAAGTATGCAGATGCAGCAAGACTTAAATACTTAACAGATTCTGAAGATGAATTAAAAGCTTTAGCAAAAGACACAGCTTTCTTGCAAAAGCAATTGATGGAAGCATTTTCTAAAGATGATGAAAAAGGTATTGGTAGTGCTCAGAAACAATTAGAGCTTATTGATAAACAAATTAAGTCTATTAATTCTCATGGATTGACTTTAGTTGAGGAAGCTCAATTAAAAGAGATTAAAGAGATTGAGAAAATACTTGAACGTGCTGGTGGTAAGGGTGTGGAAGGTGATCAAGCTAAGAAAGTTAAAATAACTCAACAGTTTGAACAAGATGTTAAAAAAGTAAAAAATATTGACATCACTAAAGACCCTTTGATTAAATCTGAACAGGCTAGAAATAAACTTTTAATTGATCTTGAAAAAGAGAAGAATAAAGAGTTACAAGCGATTGACGAAGCTAGATTGAATATGCAATTAGATGCTGCTCAATCTACAGCAGACTCATTAGTTACAATAACACAAGGTTTATTTGGTAAACAATCTGAAGCAGCTAAAATAGCTTTTGCAGTAGATAAAGCTATGGCTATTGCCAGAGCCACTATGAGTATTTCAGTCGGTATTGCAAAGGCAGCAGAAGAACCGTTCCCTTTGAACTTAGGAGCAATGGCGACAGTTGCAGCAGCTACAGCCTCTATCGTACAAAACATTGAAGCTGTAAAAGGATACAAAACTGGTGGATATACTGGTGATGGTGGAACTTCAGATGTTGCTGGTGTTGTCCACGGACAAGAGTTTGTAGTGAATGCAGATGCTACTCGCAATAATAGAGCTATGCTTGAAGCTATGAATAAAGGTCAAAGTATTGCTCCAATGGTTGTTCCTAAGTTTGCTAATCAATCTGGTGGAAGTGGGACATCTAGTGCTCCTAATATTCACATAGAAAATCATGGAACTGATATACAAGTACAACCACTGACAGAAGGTGAAATTAGAATTATTGCACGTCAATCTGCTCAGTCTGTAGTGAGAAAAGAGGCTCCACAAATCATATCTAGTCAGATTGGCTATGCTAATAGTTCAGTAAGTAAAGCACTTGGCAGATCAACACAAACACAACGTAGAAGGGATTAAATATGGCTTTATACAATGGCGGGACAATTCCTACAATGTCTATTGCGCCAGACTATTCTTCTTACACTGTGACAGATTCTGCTCAAGTGTTGGCAGTTAAATTAAAAGGAGGTGCTAGTAGATACAGGCAAGACATTCTAAATAGCACTTCCACTGTAGCTTGTCAGTGGACATTAACAGCAGGGCAGTATGAGTATTGGAGGGCTTTTTACAGGACAGCTACATTAACAGGTGCATATCCTTTTTATTGCCCTCTCACTTTAGATAGGTCTGGTGTAACAAACTTTAAATGTTATTTTGTGCCAGATTCTATTAGTGTGTCAGGTATGGAGGGAGACGTTGTGTTTGTGGTGCAAGCTCAACTTGAAGTGTATCCTAATCCACCTAATCCTTTGTCAGATGCTGCAATTATTGCTTTCAATGGTAATTTACAGCAATTAGAAGACAGACTCAACACTATTACAAATTACTTATTACCAAGAATACCATTTTAACTAGGAGGGAATATGAGCAAATATACAGAGTTCTTTTTAAATTCAAGCAGTAGTGTAGTTCAATTAGAACTCTTACAAATGTCTCATCCTTCTTGGAGTCAGGTCTATTATGTGGTAAGGAATGCTGTTGGGGGAATTACTGTTACATTAGAAACTGGTGTACAGCAATTCTTCCAATACTACCCAATGCAGATTAAATACGAAGGAATGAAAGATGATTTAGATCAAACCTTCAGCATATCTTTTGGGGATTTAGGTGACATTATACCTAAAGAAGTAGATAACATGATTTTAGCAGATACAATGTCTGTTAAACCTCAAGTAGTTTATAGGATGTACAGAAGTGATGATTTATCTTCTCCTTTGACAACACCTTACTATTTAGAAATTCAAAACTTTAGTTTCAATACTGATGGTGTCACTTTCCAAGCCCAAGCCCCCCAACTTAACGTTACAACTACAGGTAACAACTACACAACAGATAGATTCCCTATGTTGGTGGAGTTCTTATAATGAATACATTAGATTCTTTAATGGGAAAGGTGTATGACAAGAACAAGTATAATTGTGCTCACTTCACTATAGATGTGTGGAAAGTTATTACAGGAGAAGACATCACAGAAGCTTTTAAAGGGTTATTAGAGCCTTTAAAATACAATAAGGCTACTATGTCATTAAGAGAGGGATTTAAACGTCTCAAAGAGCCTGTAAACCCTTGTATAGTTCTTATGAACAGGAAAGGAAGTACTCCTCATGTTGGTGTTTGGTATAATGGTAAAGTTTTGCATTTAACTGAGAGTGGGGCTATCTATGCACCTTTAGATGTAGCAATGCTTGGATTTAAACAAAGGAGATTCTATAAATGTTAAATAATGTATTAATAGCTCGTAATAGTTTGGAGCCTAGCACATGGGAACTCTATGAAGATGTAAGCAATGTTGCTGAATTATTGGTAGAGCAGTTTGATGGTAAATTCCCAAGTTCTGCTCGTATTTATCATGGCAGTGTTAGTAGTGTTACAGATGTAACTCCAATGGATGAATCAGGTGTTGAGCATCTACTTACATTGGAAGGTGATTTTCATGTAATAGTTTACCCTGAAGCTGCTGTATGGTTTGTATTTGCTTTCATAGCCTTAACAACTGTAGCAGCAGTGTTCTTGTATAGACGCATTCCAAATAGTGCTCAACGTAATACACAACTTCAAAGTCCTAATAATGCTTTAGCTTCTCGTACAAATAGTTCCAGACTTGGTGCAAGAATTCCAGCTATCTATGGTCAAGTTCAAGCTACTCCAGATTTGCTATCTACATACAGTGTATATCAAAATAATGTGCAATACGAGTATTCCTACTTATGTGTAGGCGAAGGATATTATACTTTTGATACCTCTAAAATCTATGATGGTACAACATTGTTTTCAAGTATTGCTGGAAATGCTTTGTCAGTGTTTGCACCTTACACAAGTCCTAACAGTGGCGATGCTCCACAACTAAGTATCGGAGGCGGCATATCTGCTCCATTATATACAACAATTAAGAATAATGCTGTAAATGGTCAGACAATGTTAGCACCTAATCAAGGTCAGTATGTAGCGGATTTGAGTATTGATTTTACTGCACCAAACATCATTACATACTCAGGAAGTTCAAATCCTAGTACAACAGTGGCTCCTCCTGATTTTACAACGATATTTAGTGTCGGAGGGCAAGTAGCAATTTCAAATGTTTCTTCTCTGAATGGAACTTATACAATTTCTGGACTTACATCTACTCAAATTACTTTGCTGAATCCATCGAGTGTAAATCCTAATTGGACTACTGCTGCTTTAACGAAACAGTCTGCAACTTTAGCTACTTCTGGTTTTCAGTGGATTGGTAACTTTATTGTAACTTCGCAATACTTGTCTCAGATATGGTCGAATTTTGCTTGCCCTAATGGGCTGTATGCAGATGATGGTACAAATCAATACGCTCATAGTGTAGAAGCTATTTTAAGTGTAACACCTTGCGATGCTTCAGGAAATGTGACAGGGGCTGAACAACAGACAGCTATTATTCTATATGGCAGTGCTGTTAATAGAGATCAAGTGGCAGTTACTCTTAAAGTAAACCCATCAGTAACTTCCCAATACTATTTAGTTAGAGCTTGTAGACAAACACCAACATACTCTAGTTTTAAAGGTCAAGTTGTTGACGAGATGAAATGGCTCGATTTGTATGTAGCACAGCAACTACCTAACAAACAATTTGGGAATGTTACCACTGTATACGCTTGCACACAAGCTACGTTTGCTGCTACAAGTGTAAAAGAGCGTAAATTAAATATGATTGTCACGAGAAATTTACCAAAGTATTTAGGTAGTAATACTTTCTCAACAACTCTATACCCTACGAAAAATGCTGCTGATATAATTAGTGCCATTTGTCTTGACCCTTCTATAGGTAATCAACAAACATCTCAAGTAAACTTTGATGAAATTTATCAAGTAGCTGGAATGAATGGTAATGTGGCAACTTATTTTGGAACTCCACAAGCTTGTGAGTTTTGCTACACATTTGATAATGACAATACTTCTTTTGAAGAGACTATAGCCATGATCGCTAATGCAGCATTTTGCACAGCATACAGGCGTGGAAGTCAAATTAATTTATCATTTGAACAGGCTACAAACAGTGCTGTGTTATTGTTTAACCATAGAAATAAAATTCCAAATAGTGAGACTCGCTCTGTACGTTTTGGTAATGAGAAGAACTGTGATGGTTTATGGTATCAATGGGTAAGCCCTTCTACTATAAATAATGTGCAAGGTGTTGGTGGTGATCAAATTGTAACGTACTACCTACCAAGCTCTACTACGACACAAACACAATCTTCAGTAGTGCCTGACAAAGTTCAATCAGTGGGTGTAAGAAATCAACTACAAGCTTACTTTCATGCTAATCGTTTATGGAACAAGATTAAGTATCAAAACACTTCTGTGGAATTCACAGCAACTCAAGAAGCAGATATTCTCATAAACAATGACAGGATATTAGTGGCAGACTCTACTAGGTCTGGAGTACAAGACGGAGAAGTTAGAGGTCAAACTGGTTTGATTCTAATACTGTCACAATTAGTGAATTGGAATGATGCAACAGGTATGACAATCTTCCTACAACATTATGACGGTAGTGTAGAAAGTATTGGTATTTCTAATATAGGTCTTGATTATGAAGTGCTATTAGCATCTCCTCCAAGACTTCCTTTAGTGTTAAATGATGATGCTTATGCCACTACTACTTATATGATTGTAGGCAATAGTGACCCTATCTCAAAAGCTTTTCTTGTCACTGAGAGAAGTTCCAATGGTGATTTAACAACTAAGGTTACTGCTATTAACTACGACTCCAGATATTACGCCAATGACTCTGATTATATCAATGGTATTGTAAGCATTGATGGTAATCTTCCTAGAGTATTTGCTACTGAGAGTTTAGCACCTTACGCTTTGGAGAATTCCAACCTTTATAGATTAGAAGGATTTTAAAACATGACAACATTTGTAGCTTACTCACAATTACCTTTAGCAGGAGCTTTAACAGGTAGTGAGATATTTTCAATGACTCAGGGGACAACATCCGTAGGAACTACATATAGCACATTAAATGCTTATTATAGTTCTTTGACAACAACCCTTACAAATAAGACAATTAGTGGTGCGAGTAATACATTGACAAACATTCCTAATTCTGCTTTATCTAATAATTCTATTACAGTAGCTGGTAAAACTATCGCATTAGGTGGTTCTCAAGCTCTAGCAGCCAGTGATTTGAGTAATGGTGTAACAGGTAGTGGAAGTATTGTATTAGCTACTGCACCAACACTAGGAGTAACTACTGTTACACACTTAGTAGGGAATTCAGCAACTCCTACAGCAGCAGCCGGAACTGGTGCAGGTACATCACCAACACTAACTGTAGCTGGAACAGACTCAGGTTTCAAATTAACTGTAGTAACAGGGACTAGTCCAACAGCTAATGGTGTTGTAGCAACTATCACTTTCAGTAGTGTTTTTGCAGCAGCTCCAGTTCCTAGTGTAGCAGAAGGTAATGCTATTACAGCTTCTATTACTAGTGCTGCTTGTCCTTTTATAACTACAACTACCAGTACGTTAGTTTTGACAGCTAATGCTACAGCACTTACAGCTTCTACAACTTACGTGTGGTATTTTCAGTTGGTAGGGTAATATGTATAACTTAAACTTATATCTATCCTGCTTTTTTATAACAGCAATGGTAGCTTTGTTCTTAAATAAACAATCCCCTAAGATGGTGTTATTAACATTGACATTGTTAATAGACGCCTTCATTCCAATACCCCATCAAAACTGGTGGATTAATTGTATTGGTGTTGAGCTGATTGTTTTCATGACAGCTCATATTTTAAATACGACAGCTTCAAGTTGTATTAAATTTCTATCTGTACAAATGATTGTTCTACATATTATCGGTATGAATCTAAATGGGCAAGCAGCACAAAGCCCTTATAGATGTATTGCTGCACTAACAGAATATTCTGAAATACTTTCTTGTGTACTTCTTTCAAACCCTATCATAAACATAATAAAAGGAAAAATGAAATGCCATCTATTGAAGTCTTAGTTTACATATTAGGTGGTCTTATCACCTTACTTGGAATCGTATCAACAACTGTTTGGAATATGCTTAGAGCAGAGGCTAAAGAACAAGCAGAACAGATTAAGAAGAAAGCTGATAGTGATAGGCTGAAAGAATCAGAGAGTAGGTTCTCAAGAGAATTAGAAACTCTTAAAAATGATAATGAGAAGCTTATCAACAAGATTGAACAGCGTCACCAATATGATTTAGATACGATGGAGAAACGTCTATCAGATAAGATGGAAACTCTTGAGGCTAATCTCATGCGTCAAATGCAATTAATCACAGAGTTAATTACTAATAAATTAAATAAATAAAGGAAATCTCTCATGGCTGTTTTACCAACCGATCAAGCGATTGCACGTTTTGATGCAAATGAATCTCTAATTAATCAATGGGTTAATTCTACAGGAACTTACACACCTAATAGTGGGTTAGCTAATGTAGAAACAATTCCTAGCTTCATGCAAAGGCAGAGTAATGCTTTAGCACTGATGAACGCACTAAACAATAGAGGTGCTTGGATAGCATCTACGTTATATAGTATCAATGACATGGTGAGTAATGGTGGTACTTGGTATCAATGTGTTGTTGCAAATACTTCAGGTAGTTCTTTCACTACTGATCAACCTCTTTATTGGAGAATAGCACAAGGTGTAACTTCTAGTCAATTAGCTGGAACATCTGGAGCTAGTTTAGTAGGAACCTCTAATGGTCAGACATTGGCAAATAATTTAATTTTTGATTCTATTGTGGCATTAAGAGCAAATACTGCTACAGTTGCATCAGGATTAAAAACTTGTGCTGTAAATTCTTACTATGGAAGTAATGCGATTGCGTTGCAGCAACCACCATTTCAGGGAAATTACTTTATTAAAACAAGCGATACTACAAGCGCAGACAATGGAGGTACTGTTATTGTTGATGCTGCGGGCAATCGTTGGTATTTATTAAATTCTCATTCAGTGTCGGTTACACAGTTCGGGTCAGATATTACTGGGGTCACTTCCTCTGTAGCAGCCTTTAATGCCGCACTTTCATGTGGTGCGCAAATCGTCACTTCTGAATATAAAGCATTGATTGATGCCCCTGTAACTATTCCTACGGGTGTTAAATTACGGGGTAACTGGTCTGGTCACGAATCCCCTTATAAAGCAAATACCCCCGCAACTTTTACTGAATCGCTGCTTATTATGAGAAATACAGCAACTTTTAACATGGGGGACAATTCATCAGTAGATGGGTTTATGATGTGGTACGACCAGCAAAACTACAACATAACGACAAGCGGAACAAACCCTGACGGATTAAGTTCTTTTGTTATTTACAGTCCCGCATTTCAATATGCTGGCTCCGGATACTCAGCCTTAAATGTCAGCAACATTCTATTTTTAGGTGGCACTCATTTTTTCCTAAGTAATTCATCAATTGATTTGGAAAAGGTAACTATTTCCCATATTTACGGGTTCCCTCTAATTTGTGGCATTGAGATAAATTTTGCTTCAGATATGGCATGGATTGATAACATACATTGGAAC